GCCTCTTTAATCTACCATTCCTAACATATGCACTTTCTGTAACAGGTAAAATCCTGTTGAGTGTGGAGAACATCTCGTCCCAAGCCTCCACCTGACTCTCAGGTCTGGCTAAGCAACCTCTCGATACAACAGCCACTTGTTCATTATGGACACAACTCCTCGCTACCACTGGTATTCGCATATTGACACCAAAACCAAATTGGGTTGTGCCATGCTTAGGTACACAGTTTGAGAAGTTGATTGGTAATGTGACTGTTGCACTAGGGTCTATTGGTGGTAAAGGATGCCCTTCCATGCAAACATCAATCCTAGTTATTGGCCTGTGCATGATGCAAGCTTTTGAATTGGTTCTCACTGAGAAGGTTGACCATCGGATCAGGGTTCGTGTGCTAGTGTGCACTATTTGAGCTGCCTGCTTCCTCATCCATGGAAGGAGAGTACTAATCCCTGACAATAATTCATTAATGTTGGTCTGTCGGGCCCACTGTGCAGCATCAGATCTCACACTGGTCAATTGGTAGCCAAAGCAAAAGAGGTACCATTGCAATCTGCCCACCAAGTTTCGAAGGGGGGCAAACATAGCTTTTGTCACATTGGTGGTCATTAAATCCTCAATTTTGGAACGATACTTTCGACGCTGCCAATAAGTGTATGCCAATGTCATTAAGGCCACTGCTAGTGGTATTAGGTGCAATGCGGCTTTGACTACTGTTTTGGTTGGAAAGAACCATTTTGGTAGGAATGTGAGAAGAGCGTTCAAATCTTTAATTGGTCGATGTTGTTCATCCAAGATAGGCATGAGCAGTTGTTTCTCTGTTTCAACATCGTTGAAGAAACCTAATATGGCTGCTGCTGTAGCAGACTCGGCTATCATCTCCGTTGGAATATTAAACCTAATACAGGATTTCTTAGCCTTTTCTGCAGCCGAAGCAAACAGTGCACTGTCTCTCGGTCTCAACCCAACGAATACTCTAACTTCGTCAACAACGCCCTTAGGGACATAGATCTTCTTGTCTTCTGATTGGTAATGGAACAGCACCCAGTTGTACACACTAAATGCTTTAGCTTGTTCGAGTTTCAGTGTGGTAATGACAGTGTACAACGCTGGATCTTTAGCTAGGCCGGCCCTCAAATCATAATTCAGCTGTCCAAAGAACTCTGGCCTCCTCAAAGATTGCAGGAGCCCCATTGTTGGTGGTTTCGTCTTAGTGACTAGTCCTGTCTTAGCTGATTTGATGAGAACAACCCTGGTATCGCCATAACGGTCAATCTGTTCCCAAGCAAAGGCATTTGTACCATCGTCATAGTAACTTGTCATGAACCAATATGCTCCATCACCCATTTCATAGGATTTGCTATCACCAGTTACCTGCATTGTGACCCTCTCTTCATCACGGGTGTAAGTTATCTCACCCTTGCACATGGATCCAACCAATTCATTGTAGTGACGGATCGTTATGATCCCAACGCCATCAGTTGTCCTTTTCAACATGCGAACAATATCTTCGGGTCCCCAATCTTG